TTTTGGCAGATTGGGCTACAGCTGTAACTTTGGAACGTGCTAATTATGTTTTTGATGAAACTGCTACGGGCAATTTAGTGATTGATCAACCTACTGGGTTTGGTGAAGTGCCTATTGGGCCTTTGACTGGTAGTCAAACGGCTGGAAGTGAAATAGTTTGGACGCCTGCTACTGCTCCTACTTTAGCTACCACTTATACCGTCTTTGGTAATGATCGTCCTGAGAAACATAAAGAGTTTAATAAGCATTATTATGTTGCAAAAAAGATTAGGATGAAGTTGGTTCAAGGAGCTGAGAGGTATTTCGTGTTTAAGTTGCGTCCTCAGATTATTAGTGAGCAGGCATGTAGGAATAGTTATATGCCCTCTTTGGATTATTTATTTTGTTGTTTCACTCGAGGACAGTTGGGTGTTGTGAATGAATCTGGCACCAATATAGCAAATAATATTGGCCGTTGTGATTATTTGGTGCATATGGAAATCCAGAGGCAGTATACAGCTCGTGTTGCTTCCGTAACCCCTGACAGACCAAGAACTCATAATTTAATAGAGTCGGGCTTTAAGTTTGGTCCAACTGATATTGGAACTGATCAAGTACTTGCTTGTGATCCTCAAACTGGTGATATTGAACCTGGTAAAGGTGACGCTGGTAACGTTTAATGGCGCCTCTTCGTTTACCTGAATGGATAAATAGATTACCTGATTGGAATTATATTCCAGAACGTGTAGCTCGATTGCAGTATGGTTGCCAGACGTATGTTTTACGTAATGAAGAGTTTGCCCGGATTGATCAAGATTTAGAGGATTGTATGAACGGTGAGGTATTAGTATATGGTAGTACAGTTAATATAGGAACTGCTGCCGAACCGGAGTTTGTTGGTCATATGTATGGATTGATTAGAAGAGAGGATGTTTTAGTTTTAATTGATGTTAATAGTGCTCCTGATTTAACAGGTAGGGGACGTATTAGATTTGATAATTTTATGTTAGGTTCAAATAGAGGGCAGTTTTTGCATGCGTTTAGACGTGCGTTGATGGAGAGATTAGATGCTCGATACCCTTGGATAACCTCTCAGGAGTGTTATCCTGATTTGAGTACACGAATTCAGGCTTATGTTTTGAAACATGTACGTGATAATCAATGTTCTATTTATGTTGAGCAATATGTTATTGCCCATCAGATGAGAGAACGCGAGTACGAGATTTGATTTTCCTGCCAGATCCTCTGCCTGCCAGATCCATCCCCCGGTGGACGTTATAGAAAGGAATGCGGCATCCTGAGGCCTTTAGGCCGAAGCATGCCGGATGCGGCCCTGCCAGATCCTTTGCGCGCAGCGCCCGAGCTTGCCAGATCAATAGTTTAATTTTTCATTTTTGTAACTTTTAGTAAAAGAAGAACATTCTTCCTCAGAAATATTTCTTTAGGAACAAAAAAATTTAAAGTAGAAATAATTCCCCTTGGGGATTAAAGGGGTAGAAGAACATTCTTCCGCAGAAATATTTCTGCGGAACACTAGGGTCCAGGTATAGTATTACCCTGGACCCTAGTGTTCCAGTGCCATTTTGGCTCTGGAACTATTTTTAGAAAAAAATTTATTTTTTGGAAACCGGTCTTGGCGAATTCATTATTTAATTGAAATCACAATTTAATTATATGAGTAAATCCCGTGCGGTTTGTTTTACATTAAACAACTATACTGAAGATGAGTACTCAGCCATCCGCGACCGACTTGAGGAAGATTGCCGCTATTATTGCATTGGACGAGAAATTGCGGAAACTGGCACGCCGCATCTCCAAGGATATGCCTATATATCCGGACCTCGAGCCTTTTCCTCTTGGAAGAGAATTCTCGGAGATCGCGCACACATTGAGTCCGCGAAGGGTTCGCCCGAGCAAAACCGTGAGTATTGTTCCAAAGGAGGAGACTTTGTCGAGTTTGGTGAAATCCCCGTCTCGCAAAAGAGGAAGGGAGAGCTCGGAGGAGCAGCCGAACAAGAACGATGGCAAGCCGCCCTCGACGCCGCCAAGACCGGAAGACTGGACGACATCCCTGCCGACATCACCATCCGTCATTACCGAACTCTCAAGGAGATTACCCGAGACTTCATGGAACGGGTCGCCGATGCCGAAGAAGTAACTGGTGTTTGGATTTACGGAGATCCTGGCGTAGGCAAGTCACGGTACGCCAGGTATTTTTGGCCTGATAGCTATATGAAAATGGCCAACAAGTGGTGGGATGGTTTTCAAGATGAAGATACTGTTATTTTGGATGATGTCGGCAGAACTCATGAGTGTTTAGGTTATCATTTTAAAATCTGGATGGATAGATATGCATTTATTGCTGAGACTAAAGGCGGTGCTAAGATGATTCGCCCTAAGAAGTTTATTGTTACTTCTAATTACCGCATTGATCAGATTTTCACTGACGAAGCTGTTTGTAAGGCTATTACCCGTCGTTGTCAGGTTATTCATATTCCTTGGACTTGGGTTCCTCCCGATCCCCCTTTGGATGAGAATTTTCCTCCTGCTTTTGCCGGTGACTTGTTCGATGGTTTATTGTCACAGGATTGGCAGATTGACCCTTCGTTGGAACCTGTTATAGTTTCTGAACCTGAGTTGTAATCACAATTAAATAGATGCCGTATGTTAAGAGGACTTATAGAGCGCGCTCGAGGTTTGCTCGTCGTGGTTTACGAAAATATTCTGTGCGTCGCCCTGTGTACCGTAGGCGAATCGTCAGAAGACGTAGATTCTAATGGGTGATTATGAAGATCATTTTGATAAGGGTGGATTGGATCCTTATATAGCCAGTCCTATTTTGTATGGTATTGCTGCTGTTGATAAAGCATTTTCATTAGGATATCATGCGGTGCATCCTATTCCTAAGTATGAGATTTCAGAGCATGTGGAGCCGCTTCCACAGTTTCGTTATAATGAGAGTGATATACAATTAAATTACCCTTGGAAAGATATGCCGTACAAGCGCCAGATACCAGAAGGTCGTAATGGCCCCAGGCAGAAGCGGAAAAGTATTCCGGAGTTGAGAGAAGAATGGATGAATAGGAAGGAGCAACGATTGATCGCTAGAGGTAAGAGAGATCTGGATAGAGCTATACAGGATTCGCAAGGTTCTGTTGAGAGAGCAGGTAAGTATTTGAGAGGCCCTTCTAATATTGTAACCCCAGATGCGGTTAATTTGTTGGACAATGGTAATGGTCAGCTCGTTCCGATGGATTTAGCCAACGACTTTGCCGTTGCTACACAAGCACCTACACAATTTAATAGAATGCCTAAGACCAAGATATACTTTACCCGTAATGCCACGGATAAGAAGAAGATCCGTGGTGCTAAGGGATTACGTGGTCAGAGAGTTAACCGGATTACTAGGTTTTTAAAGATATTTACCAATCCGGCTCATCTTAACCTTCGTAGTATGCACGGATATGCTAATGATAGTTTAGGAAAGCATTCTCAGGTTTGGAACGTATTTGTCCCTGATAATACATGTCATTCTACGTTTGGTTATGGAAATGTTCGAATTGGCGGCGGTGCTGGTATTGCAGATACGAATGTGCAGCTTTTAACTCGTTTAGTTGAGTTGCCTCTCGTTACTGCTTCTCAAAATTCACAAGCTCTGGCTACCGGTAACAGTGTTACTGAGACTGTTCATGGTTACGATCCCACTTTTGCGTTGGGGTTGCCTGTTCAACAGGGATCAATAGCTATTGGCACTGGTGCGAGTACTTCTTCATTTAATCGCACCACTCATTTGGTTAGGGGTAATTATTATTTTAGGTTTTCCAATCATTCCCCTCGTGAAGTTGAAGTCGAATTTTATATTTATGGTTTGAAGCAGAAGATTGGTGTTGCTAGTGATACTACTAGGACTGGAACGTATAATATTTTGGCAGATTGGGCTACAGCTGTAACTTTGGAACGTGCTAATTATGTTTTTGATGAAACTGCTACGGGCAATTTAGTGATTGATCAACCTACTGGGTTTGGTGAAGTGCCTATTGGGCC